TAAATTTTTTGAAAGGTTTGTGAAATGGTAGAACAGGAAAAGAAAGTGGAAAAAGCACTGGTGCGAAGGCTTTGGAATCTTGGGTGCGAATCGTATAAATTTGTTTCTCCAAATTGCAGGGGTGTTCCGGACAGGCTATTCATTACGGAAGAGGGCAAAGTGTTTTTTGCCGAACTGAAAACCATAAAGGGTAGGCTGTCTTCATTACAGGAGATTCAAATAAAAAAGCTTAAAGAGCTGAAGCAGGAAGTTTATGTAATTTACGGCATGGAGGGTGTTCGGAAGTTTGTAGAAGACTTTCAAAATAACCGCCTGTCCGGAACGGAGTACAGATGAGAGGAGGTGAAAGCTTATGGAGTTCAAACCACACGACTATCAGACGATGTGTATAGACCGCATTGTTAAGGATAAGTCTGTAGGCCTTTTCCTAGACATGGGACTTGGAAAAACTATTATTACCCTGTCGGCTATTATGGAGCTAAAGGACAGACTGGATATTTTCAGGGTTCTGGTCATTGCTCCGAAGAAGGTAGCAGAGAGCACCTGGACCACGGAATCTAAAAAGTGGGAGCATACCAAGGACTTAAAGATATCTAAGGTCTTAGGATCTGCGAAAGATCGTATAGCTGCTATCAATCAAGCCGCGGATATTTACATCACTAACCGGGACAATGTGGCTTGGCTTTGTCAAACCCTCGGGAGGAAGTGGTTCTTCGATATGGTAGTAGTAGATGAGAGCTCCAGCTTTAAGAATCCCCAGGCTATGCGCTTCAAAGCTTTAAAAAGAACGCTGCCTTTTGTGGATCGCTTAATAGCGCTTACCGGAACACCGAATCCAAAAAGCATGGAAGACCTTTGGAGCCAAATCTATTTGCTGGATAGGGGAGAGCGATTAGGGGAATATGTAACCCACTATAGAACTCGTTATTTTACGAAGGACTATTCCGGGTTTGGGTACACCTTAAAGCCGGGAGCGAAGGAAGCTATCACAAAAAAGATATCCGACATTTGCATAAGCCTTAAGGCTAAAGACTATTTAGAGCTTCCCTCTATCGTCTATAACGAAATACCGGTTGAGCTGGATAAGAAAGCCCTAAAGGCCTATCAGGACTTGGAAAAGAACATGGTTTTATCCTTGGAGGATTCAGAGATAACTGCGGTATCTGCCGGAGTGCTCACAAACAAATTATCCCAGTGTGCGAACGGCGCAATCTATGACGAGGATAAAGTAGTGAATCACATCCACGACTGCAAGCTGGAGCGTTTTACGGAGCTTGTGGAAGAGTTGAATGGGGAGTCTGCATTGGTCTTTTATAACTTCAAGCACGACAAGGATAGGATCCTGAAAGCTTTGGAGAAGTCCGGCTTAGAGGTTAGAGAGTTTAAGAGCCCTAAGGATGAGGAAGACTGGAACAAGGGGAAGATAGATATTTTACTTGCCCATCCTGCAAGTACGGCTTACGGAATCAATCTCCAATACGGCGGGCGGCATATTATTTGGTTCTCACTACCTTGGAGCTATGAACTGTACGCCCAGGCCAACGCTCGACTTTTCCGGCAAGGACAAGAAAAGCCGGTTATCGTGCATGAGCTGCTTTGTACGGATACGGTAGACCATGATATTAAAAAGTCCCTCTCTGAAAAGGGACAGAATCAAGAGGATGTACTTAGAGCCTTAAAGGCAAGGCTTGGAAAGGTGGAATGATATGGATGTCAAGGAGAAAGAGGAATTGATAACGCTTTTGCTAAAATATCAAGACGAGATTATGCAGAGGTTGCTTAAGCACGGAAGCTTTATAGGGAATCCGTTTACCGATATAGTAAACAACATTGCCATTGTGAGGTGCTATCTATCCTTGGAGGTTATAGAGCAAATTCATAGAGAGGAGAAGTGAAGGAAATGAAAGAGATAAAGCTATATCAATGTGAGATTTGCGGAACTAAATATGCGGAGAAATTAAAGGCTAAAGAATGTGAAAAGTACCACGCGAAAGAATTGGTAATCTCTGATTGCAAATATCACGGAATGAATGTTTGCGGAAGCTTTCCGGTAAAAATTTGGGTTAAGGCGAAAAATGGTGAGGAAAGGATGTATAGACTATGACAAGACTGCCAAACTTAGAATTGCTGATGTATAAAGCAGGAATTTATCTTGATTACGATGAAGAATTTACACAAAAAGCAAAAGGAAAATCACTACATTTCACAATCGAGACATTCCCTCAAACATGGGGTAGTACCTGTACAGGATTCGACATTACAGATGACGGAAAGGCTACTATTGGTGGTTGTGCAATGACTACAGAATATACGACCGTTGTATACGAGTGGAAAACGGAAACCTTTTTGGTTTTCTTTGGGGACAGACCTTGCTATGTGGTTCACAATCCAACAATGGAGTTTTACGAGGACTTGAAGGAAAGGCGATTGGCAAGCCTATCAGAATCAAAAGAGAGGTATTAAATGATTGAGATTACAGAGAAAGATTTAGTTGACGTACCAAAGGATCCGGTAAACCATCCTTCTCACTACGAGACAGGGAAATACGAGTGTATCGAGGTAATGCTTGAGACACAGGGTCCTGAAGCTGTAAAAGGCTTTTGTATCTGCAATGCTTTCAAGTATTTGTACCGGCACAGAAAGAAGAACCAAACAGAGGACATAGAAAAAGCAATATGGTACCTGAATAGATACCTGGAGCTTGCAAAGGAGTAGCCTATGCTCAAGCCGTTAAACTTTGGAAACTATCAAGCCTTGAAGCGGTATAGCTTTAATCAAATGAACCAGTGGGCAACATCTGTTTATGCAAGCGGCTTTCAAGATGGACAGGATTCTATGCCGACTGTCTTAGAATTTGACAAGGACACAATGGAAGAGTTCTTGCTTGGGATTGACGGCATAGGGGCAAAGACAGTAAGAAAGATTGTTCAAGCCTTTATAGATAAGGGCGAGAGTGCATGGGAGTTAGATGCGGGAGGAGAAGAATGACAAAAGAACAATTAAAGAAGTACCGAGGCTGGAAGCAAAACATCGGAATACTGGAGAAGGAGATATCCAACATGCTGGGAGAGACTGTCCATGACTTCGGCCATGACTACTCGAAAGGCTTTAAAAAGGTGGTGCACCTTGACGGATTCAATCAGGAGCTTTACGAGAGACGACTTAAAAAGCTTTCAGAACTTGAAGCAAAAATCCGTAAAGCTGAAAGCTGGATAGAATCTATAGAGGACGATAGGCTACGCTTTGTTATCCGGAGCAGATATACAGAGGATAAAACTTGGCGCTGGATAGCCAGGAAGCTGGGTAATGTATCCGAGGAATACGTAAGAATCGTAATCCACGATAGGTCTTTCGAGAAAAAATAGCGAAAATGTGAAAATTGTTCGTTTTGTTCGGAAAGTTCGTTTTACAATAATAATGGACTTGGTGTCGGAATGCATCTTGCCATTTGCCATGTAACATGGAACTCCTTTTGAAGTCGGGGTCACTTAACGGTGGCTCCATTTTTGTTACTAAAGGATATTGTTGGAAAGGGGATGAGCCTTAGTGAAAAACAAAGACGATTTAACAGACAAGCAGAAAAAATTTATTGAAGAATACCTGGTTGATATGAACGGCACAAGGGCTTATCGTGTCGCATATCCTTCCGTGAAAAAGAATGAAACTGCTGCAGCTTTAGCAAGTAGACTGCTAACAAATGATAAAGTTAAAAAGGCGATTGAGCCGATTCTCGCCAGTATGAGTAGCGACCGCATGGCCACAGCTACAGAGGTGATGGAATACTTAACTTCCGTAATGCGTGGCGAATCTACGGCAGAGGTTGTAGTGGTCGAAGGACTTGGAGACGGTTGTTCCGAAGCAAGGCGATTCAAAAAGGCGCCGGACGAAAAAGAAAGGCTGAGGGCTGCTGAATTGCTGGGCAAGCGGTTCGGATTATTTAAGGATAAAGTTGAGGTTTCCGGACTTGAAGCAGAGCAGTCTAAGCTGGATAACCTACTAGATCAGTTAGGTGCCGGCGGTGATTCATGAGTACCGGGCAACTTCTCCTGTCGGACAAGTATAAGGCCTTCCTCCGTTGTAGTGCTTCGGTAGAGTTCCTTGAAGGCACGACCTACGCGGGAAAGACGACCGTAGGCCTGTTTAAGTTCATGACAAAGGTCGCAAGCAGTAAGCAGAAGCTCCACATCATAGCGGCAAAGGATACCGGTACAGCAGAAAAGAATATCATCAACAAGGACTTAGGCATTGTAGACGATTTCGGCATACTTGTTGAGTACAACGGTAACGGTACCAGCGATGATAAAATACCGCATATCCTTTTCCATGCAAGCGGAGGGGATAAAACGATATATGTTCTAGGCTACGACGATAAGGTGAAGTGGAAGAAAGCCTTAGGAGGACAGTATGGATGTCTTTACATCGATGAGATAAACACGGCGGATATTGATTTTGTCCGTGAGGCGGCAATGCGTTGCGATTACATGATGGGAACACTGAATCCCGATGATCCTTCGCTCCCTGTCTATTCCGAGTATGTGGACCATTCAAGGCCACTTCCTGAGTGGGAAAGCGAAACACCGAAAGAAATAAGAGATTGCTTAGTGAAAGAACCGAAGCCCGGCTGGGTGCATTGGTTCTTTTCTTTTTCCCATAATTTGGGCTTGTCTAAAGAAAAGCTTGAGCAGATTCTTAGGAACACGCCTAGGGGCACGAAGATATGGAAAAATAAGATTGAGGGCTTGCGTGGTCGCTCAACAGGCCTTGTTTTTTCTAACTTCGACGAAAGAACTCACGTACTTAGCAGGCAGGATATTGCGAAGATTCCGCATAGCATTAATCCTTTTGTGAAGTTCACCGCAGGGCTCGATACTTCCTATTCCTCTCATTCCGAAGACACTATAGCCATGATGTTCATAGGCATTACTAAGGACAAGCGCTGCATAGTGCTAAGAGAATGCGTGTACAACAACAGAGACAGGCAGGAGCCCTTAGCACCTTCGGACACCGCTGTAAAGTTCATAGCCTTCTTAGAATCCTGTAGAAAGGACTACGGCTTTGCAAGAGACGTGTTCATCGATTCAGCGGATCAAGCGACCATTACAGAGCTTAATAAGCTTAAGCGTAACCATGGAAGCCTTTACACCTTTGTAAACAGCTACAAGAAAGTAAGTATCATTGACCGTATTAACTTCCAGCTAGGCTGGCTTGCGGAAGGGAAGTATTTAGTATCTGAGGATTGCACGGAGCATATCAGAGAGTTGAACAGCTATTCTTGGGAAGAAGATAAAGACATTCCTGAGGACGGACACGATCACACGATAAACGCCGCACAGTATGCTTGGATACCGTTTAGAAAGCTGATTGGAGAGATAAACAGTGGGATGGATAAAGAGTATGAAAGATAAGTTTAAAAAAGGATTACAGAACTGGCTACAGATTCAGCCTGTAAGCCCCTATCATGTTTCGATTCAAAGCTACTTGGATTTTGAGACTGCTGCCATTCGAAACAAAATATGGTACAGAGCAGACGGAAACGAACTGGAGCAGCTGTATCAGCAGTGCAGAATGCTAAACGATGCACAGAAGTTTTGGGGTGCAAAGCCTACAGCGGGCATGGAGATTCGGAAAATCCATACTGGGCTTCCCGGACTAATCGTAAAAATGCTTAGTGCCATTGTTCTTCCGGACATGAATGCTTTCGAGTTTGACAGCGACATTCAGAAGAATCTTTGGGAGGAGATCGAAGAAGAGAACCACTTTGAAGCTTTGATGGATACCTGCCTAAAGGACACGCTTGTTGTCGGTGACGGTGCTTTCCGTATCGTGCTGGATCCTGCAGAGAGTGAGCATCCGATTATTGAGTGGGTACCGGGGGAGCGTGTAGAGTTCGTCTATCGCTATGGCAGATTGAAAGAGGTTATCTTCAAGATTCCTTGGGATGAAGGCGGCGTCCTTCATGCACACTACGGAAGAGGCTATATCCGGCATAAGCTGTACAGGACTGAGCAGGAATATCCTTTGCCGAAAGAGGTGCAGGACTGGACCTTTGACGAAAGCCTGATGATGGCCGTACCATTCAAGATTTATGAGAATGCAAAGTATGAGGGAAGAGGTTCTTCCATCTTTGACGGAAAGCTGGATTCCTTCGATGCCTTAGACGAAGCATGGAGCCAGTGGATGGATGCTTTGAGGGCGGGGCGGTCTAAGACCTATGTTCCTGAAAGCTTTATCCCTAGAGACCCAAACAGCGGAACGCTTTTAAAGCCGAATGCTTTCGACAATCGTTTCATTGCCGG